CTGCGATCGTCCAGGCAAAGAACTTCACCACATCAAGCGCGACGTTCACGATCTCCGATGGCTCGAATGGCTGTGTCCAGACCATCACAGGATCGAGACCATAGCGCAGGCGAAGGCAGCGCAGCGGGCGAAGTATCAAGCCGCACGCTTCCGCAAACCTGAAGATCATCCTGGCGTTCGAGGCGACTCTCTTCCTTGGCTGAAGCCTCGAAACTGAACGACGTTCATCGAACCCCCGTTCGCCCAGCGCCGCGCCGGGGAGGGGGAGCCCCCCTTTGGGTCTCCGAGAAAGCCTTCGGGCTTGGCATTTTCAAATCTGCATGCATCATTTTTCATTTTTTCGATTCGGCCTATAAGAGGTACAAACCTCGCCACAAACGCATTTTCGAGCGTTTTCGGGCCGTTTTCCGTATCTGGGAGGCGTGATGAGTGAGCCGAAGCGGCCGCCGACGGGTCTCTCGACGCGGGCTCGGAAGCTGTGGGCCGACACGTGCGAGGTCTACGACTTGGACGAGCATGAGTTCCCGATCCTCGAGGCGGCGTGCCGTGAGCTCGATCTCATCGCTCGGCTTGAGAAGGAGCTGAAGGGCGCACCGCTGATGGTGCGTGGCTCGCAGGGGCAGGATGTCGCGAACCCGCTGCTCGGTGAGGTTCGGATGCACCGCAAGGCGTACATCGACTTCATTGGCAAGCTCGAGCTTCCGGAGTCGGATGGGGCGGCGGCGCATGATCCGCGCCGGGCTGCTGCGCAGAAGGCGGCGAACGCTCGGTGGAGCCGTGGCGCGTAAGCGTCGCGTCGTTCAGCATGACGATTCGGCGGAGATCCTCCGCTATTACCAGGAGCTACTGAACGAGCCCGCTCCGAAGTTCGAGAAGGGGTTTGAGCCCGATGTGATCGGCCCGACGTGGCAGATCGAGGGCGGAAAGTTTGTGCTGCCTGAGCGTTCGATTGGCTGGGATTCGCTGGTCTGGGCGGGGCAGAAGCTGCAGCTGAAGCGTGATGTGCCGTGGAAGTTCACCGCGGAGCAGGCGCGTTGGTGGCTGTGGTGGAACGCGATCGATGAGCACGACGAGTTCATTTATGCGCGTGAGGGGTGGCTTCAACGTCTCAAGGGTTGGGGTAAGGATCCGCTCGCCGCGGTCGTGCTCGCGAACGAACTCATCGGGCCGTGCCGGCCGGGTGGCTCGGACGGCGCGGTCGAGGAAGAAGACGCTTGGCTTCAGGTGCTCGCGGTGACGCAGGCGCAGACGAAGAACACGATGCGCATCTTCCCGACGCTGTTCACGGAGGACGCGCAGCGCGAGTATCAGCTGCAGGTCAACAAGACGACGATCTACGCGCTCGGTGACTCGCGGTTCCTCGAGGCGCTGACCTCGAACCCGACGCCGGTCGAGGGTGGCCGTACGACGTTCGTGATGGGCAACGAGATGCAGTTCTGGTTCTCCTCGAACGGCGGCCACGACATGTATGGCGCGGTGGATGGCAACCTGACGAAGAACCCCGGCCATGCTCGGTTCCTCGGTATTTGCAACGCATTCCAGCCGGGCACGGATTCGACGCTCGAGCGCACGCGCATGACGATGGACGCGCACCTCGCGCGGCCCGATGAGATCGATTTCTCCGGCGTCATGTACGACTCGCTCGAGGCGAACCCGAAGATCAAGCTGACCGACGGCGACGACGCGCTCGAGAAGACGGTCGAGGCCGTGCGCGGTGACGCGGTGTGGCTGAAGCCGGCTCGCGTGCTGCGGTCGATCAAGGATCCGAAGAACCTGCCGTCGGAGTCGCGTCGTAAGTGGTTCAACCAGATCGCGGCCGCCGAAGACTCGTGGATGGATCCGTTCTGGTGGGACGCGAACGCTGACACGAGCCTGCAGTTGCAGCCGCGCGACGAGATCGTGATGTTCTTCGACGGATCGAAGTCGGATGACGCGACGGTGCTCGTCGCATGCCGGATCTCGGATGGTGCGCTGTTCCCGCTCGGGCTGTGGCAGGCACCGCCGAAGGCTCGTCGCGGCTCGTGGCTGGCACCTCGTGGTGAGGTGTCGCAGCGCGTGCGCCAGGCAGTGCGCGACTACAAGGTGGTCGCGTTCTTCGCTGACCCGTCGCACACGCGCGAGGACGGCACTCTCGACCCGTATTGGATGTCGACCATCGATCAGTGGCACCGCGATCTCGCGCCGAAGCTCCTCGTGTGGGCGAAGCCGGGCAAGGGCGGCCACTCGATCGCATTCGACATGTCGAACGCTCACGGCGAGGGCGCGAAGTTCGTTGCTGCGGCGGAGCTCATGGTCGAGGAGGTCGAGCGGGGCGAAGTCCCGCACGCCGGCCACAAGGAGCTTGCGCGGCACGTCAAGAACGCGAAGCGGTTCCCGACCCGGCACGGCGTCTCCCTCATGAAGGAAGGGCCGGAGAGCCCGAAGAAGATCGACCTCGCTGTCGCGGCGGTCGGCGCGCGCATGCTCCGGCGTCTCGTTCTCAACTCACGCACTCGGACAAAGGGAGGTTCCGCATGGTGATGACTGCTGACCAGGCAAAGGACACGCTGGGCGATCTCCTCAACGGGATGCGCGAGGCGGGCAAGCACTACGACGAGATGAAAAACTGGCGCGACGGTGAAACACCGATGCCGTACAAGCCTCGCGACACGGACGACGACTTCGACGCGCTCATGGAAAAGGCTGAGACGCGGATGATCGGCCTCGTGCTGCGCGTGCTCACGCAGTCGATCGAGCTGCGCTCGCGTTCTCGCAGAACCGAATGCAGACGCGCCAGAAGCGGCTGTATCAAGCGGCGATGACGTCGGGCATGAGTTACTCGAGCCTCGAGATGCGCGGCGGCCGTCTGCGGTCGAAGGTGTACTCGGCCAAGAACGCATACGCGGTCTTCGGTGACGCGGAAGCCGACGAGTTCGCAGACTACGCGGTGACGCGCGGCCAGAAACTCGTCGGCGGCGGCCACGAGCTGACCCTGATGGACTCGGACGCGATCTACCGATTCCACGAGGGCACCGGCAGCACGGATCTCATGCAGATCGTCCCGCACGGCCTCGGCGTGACGCCGATCGTTCGGTTCACCGGCGAGATGGACGCCGAAGGCGACGTGCAGAGCGAAGTCGAGCCGCTGATCGAGCCGCAGGCGTCGCTGAACCAGACCAAGGCCGACCGACTCGTGGCGCAGTCGTACGCCTCGTGGGTCGTGCGCGTGCTCTCCGGCGTGGAGAAGCCGGACGACGAGTACGAGGCGCGCGCTCAGAACATCGAGCTGTCGATGAAGCGCCTGATTCTGGCGAACGATCCGAACGCGAAAGCGCAGACGTTCGGCACGACGAACCTGCAGCAGTACATCGACGCGGGCAAGTCGGACAAGCAGGAGCTCGCGGTGCTCGCGCAAGTGCCGCAGAAGACGATCATCGGCGCGCAGTCGAACCAGTCGGACGGCGCGGACGCGCTGGCGGCGGAGGAAGCCTCGACGCAGCGCAAGCTGCACAACTACGAGACGTCGTTTGGCGAGTCGTGGGGCACGTGGTTCCGCCTCGCGGGCGGGCTGCTGCGAATCGACGGTGGTCTCGATGACTACCGCGGCGCGGTGGACTGGCGTGACTCGGAGATCCGGTCGATGTCGCAGATGGCCGATGCGCTCGGCAAGATCGCGACGCAACTGCAGGTGCCGGTGAAGGCGCTGTGGAACATGATCCCGAACGTCTCGCCGGACACGGTGCGGCAGTGGGAAGAGATGGCAGCGGCTGATCCATACAACCAGGCGCTCGCAGCTGCAGGGCTCGGAATATGAGCGAGGTCTTCACGCGCTACCGCGAGGCGCAGCAGGACATCGCGCGCGGCGTGCTCGACGGGCTCACGAACACGATGGGTGGACTCGACTTCACGCGCATCGATGCCTCGGCCCCGGCATGGGTCGCGGCGTCGACAGCGGTCGTGCAGCGCGGCTATCAGGAGGCGGTCACCGCGGGCAGCGACTTCCTCACGGACTTCGCGAACGCGGGCGCGATCCCGAAGCGATTCCAGCTGAAGCCGGCAACGCTCGACTCGAAGCTGGTCGTGACGTCACTCGTCACGCTCGGCCTGTACCGGGCGAAGCATCTGATGGCGCAGGGATACGACATCGACCGAGCGATTCGCGAGGTGTTCGCCGCGGTGTCGGGCGCTGGCATGCGGCACGCGATGGCTGGCATGCGCGAGACCGTCACGAACACGTCGAAGACGTACACGCGAGTGCGACGCATCGCGAAGGAAGGATGCTGCGGGTTCTGCGCGATGCTCGCAACGCGCGACTACTGGATTCCTTCGGATCAGGAGCCAGCGACATCGGCGGCCGCGGTCGTTGTCGGCCGCAACGGCCGCACGCGCGGCCCGCAATCGATCAGCGCGCAGTACCACGACAACTGCAAGTGCGAGGTCGTGCCAGTGAGCGACGAACTGCAGCCCGAAGGGTACGACGAACGTCTCGAGAAGTTCGAGGATGCGTACTACGAGGCGCGACGTCGCGCGGAGGATCGCGAGGGCGGCGCGGCCGTCGGTAAGAACGTGATCCGCGAGATGGACAAGCTCCACCGCGAGGGCTGGTTCTAGAAAGTCTTCCCTGCCACAAGCCGTGGCGGGGGTTTTGTGCCGTCAAGCGGCGGCCGATGAAGGGTAGGAACACATGAGCGTGAAGCTCGAAACCGAAACCCCGCGCGTTGAGCAGAGCTCAGACGCTCAGGTCGAGGAAAAGAACGAAGCGGTCGAGGACTCGGCCGCGGACGACGCCAACGAGTCGACCGAAACGGTCGAGGGCGACGACAACGAGGGCCAGCAGGCCGCCGACGCAGCCTCGACCGACGAGGTTGAAGACTCGGGCGACGAACTTGACGAGGGCGAGACCTTCGACAAGCAGCGCGCCATGGAGACTATCCGCCATCAGCGCAGCGTCGAGAAGGAGCTGCGCGGCACCAACAAGGCACTTTCGCTCGAGAACCGGCAGCTCCGGGTCGCGATCGAAAAGAAGCTGCCAATGAAGCTCGCAGAGCGCCTGCGCGGTGACTCGCTCGAGGACATGCGCAAGGACGCTGACGAGCTGAGCAACGGCATGGCGACCGGCTGGCAGCCGGACTACGAGCCGGAGGGCGGCAACCGTCCCGGACGCGGGCGCAAACAGAGCGCTCGTGAATCAGCAAAGGCAGCGGCATCCCGCCGCTTCAAGACCAATCAGGAGAAGACAGCATGACCTACATCGGTGTGCGTAAGAAGTCCTTCCTCGCGGAGAACCGGTCGTGGCTGCTTAGCCAGGCCGGCGTGGGGCCGGGCGAGAACCCCAGCATCGTCCTCGACATCGCGTCGTTCGATGCTGAAGACCACTACCCGGAGGGCTACATTCCCTCGGGCATCGTGCTCGGCAAGATCACCGCATCCGGTGAGTACGGCCCGTACGACGCGACGGCCACCGACGGCCGCGAGACCGCAGTTGAGCTGCTGTTCGGCTCGCTGACCGTCGAGCCCGGCGCGACCGTCGTCGGCGGTGCCGGTGTGCACCGCGGCGAGGTCCAGCCCGGCCGCCTGCCGATCGAGGCCGGCGCGGGCGCGCTCGACGCCGCAGCGCGCCAGGCGCTGTTCCTCATCCGCTTCGCGGATGCAACCACCACCATTTCGACCGAACCGGCAGGAGCCTAACCATGGCGATCATCTTTGATTCCGTCGTACCCGCGGACGAGCTCACGTTCTTCGCCCGCGAGGTGCCGACTCCCTCGGGCCTGAGCCTGATCGAGCAGTTCCCGACCGTCGTGAAGCCCACGAACACTGTTCGCTGGGGCGAGATCACGCGCCGCAACCGCACCGCGAAGTACCGCACCTTCGACGGTCGTATCAACGTCTCGGATCGCGACACCGCGACCACGACTGAGGTCGACCTCATGCCGCTGTCGGACTCGCGCAACAAGGGCGAGTACGAGCGTCTGAAGATGGAGTTCGCGCGCATCGGCGGCACGAACGAGTCGGCGCTTGTCGACGCGCTCTACTCGGACGTCACCGACCTCGTAGAGAACGTGTGGCGTCGCCTCGAGCTCGCGTGGGGCGACGTGCTCACGGACGGCGTGCTCACCGTCAGCGAGATCGGGGAGGGCTTCGAGCTCGACTTCGGTGTCCCGGACGACAACAAGGTTGACGCTGCCACGCTGTGGACGGCCGCGGGCGCGACCCCGCTGACCGACCTGCAGGCGTGGAACGACGCCTACATTGCCCAGAACGGTGTCTCGGCCGGCGCAGTGCGCATGTCGCAGTCGATGATCCGCGTGCTGACCCGCAACGCCGAGGTCATCGCCGCGGTCGAGGGCACGCAGACGGGCCGCACCTCGGTGACCATCACCGACCTCAACTCGTACCTCGCGTCGGACGGTCTCCCGACCATCGTCGCGCCGTACGACACTCAGCTCGACGTGGACGGCGTGATCACTCGCACCATCCCGGCGAACAAGGTGCTCCTCACGCCGGAGTCGCTGAGCGACCTCGGCCAGACCACCTTCGGTCTGACCGCGACCGCGCTCGAGCTCGTCGCGAACCGCGAGCTTGACGAGTTCGGTTCGGAAGAGGCTCCCGGCATCGCAGCAGTGGTCGACAAGGTTGGCCCTCCCTACCGCGAGTTCTCGTACGTCGACGCGGTGGCGCTGCCGATCCTCTCGGACGCGCGCCGTCTGTTCATCGCCACGGTCGCGGCATGATCCTCGCTGCCAACGTTTGGGTAACCACTCCGGAGGGTGTCCCTGTGCTCTTGCGAGCCGGGGAAACTCTCCCGGAGTGGGCGACGGTCGGTGACCACGCTCTTGCGTCGTCCACGCCGAACCCGCCGCCTATGGCCGGCCGCGGCAGCTCCTCGGAAGCATGGGCTGCCTACGCCAGCGAGATGGGCGTCGCCGTCCCGGACGAGGCGCGAGCCTCGGAGATCCGGGCCATTCTCGAAACGCAGGGCATCCCGACAAAGTGAGGTGATCGTCATGGCAGGCGCACCGCTTGCAGACGTCGCTGACCTCGCAACCTGGCTGGGCTTCGCTGACGTAGACAGTGAGTTCGAGAGCCGCGCGGCACTTGTCGTCGCGGTGATCTCGGATCTCGCTCGAGGCGAAGCCCAGCATGAGGACTGGTCGATCGAGAGCGTTCCTTCGGACGTCTCGTCAATCGTGCTCATGGTGGCGGCGTCGGTGTTCGTCAACCCTGATGGCAAGACGTCGGTCACGGTCGAGGAAGTCACTCGTCGCTGGGAGAAGGGCGACCTCTTCTCGGCATCGCAACTTGCGACGCTGCGGAAGCATCGGCCGTTCCGCTCGACGGGTGGCATTCGTTCGGTCGAGATGCGTTCGCCGTACATGATTCAGGGCGCGCGGCGACGCTTCGGGGACGGGCGAGTCGATGGACGTTGACCTGATGATGGCGCAGTACGAAGCCGAAACTGAGCTGAAAGACAAGTGTCGCATCACTCGTGAGGGCGAGCTCGTGTGGAGCGAGGAAGAGGGCCAGTACACGCCGGGCGTGCTCGTCGTCTACGAGGGGCCGTGCTCGCTGCGCAACGCGGGCGGCGCTTCGGAGAAGCTGCAGGACGGCCGAGAGATCGACGTCTTTGAGTACACG